ATCTAAAGTAATTCGGATGCCCATGAGAACATCTAGTAGATACAGGATAGACTCTTCATCGAGTCCGTCAGAAAGCTCTGTATCCACCTCAAAGTTATGGCCTAGCTCAACTCCGAGTCTACCATCTTTCTGAATAAACCCTTTAAGTATAATGCTATTAACTGGGATATCATCTATCTTCATTTTGCCTCACTTTCGATAGAATCCGAAAAAAGAAACTGGCATCAACAAGCGCTAATGGTTTCTTTCTGTCGGCTTTAACTACAACTACAGGCTCTATATTTTTTGGGCAGTTATCTTCTGCTTGCGCGTAGTAGCTGTACACTGCTATGGATTTTCTTGCCTTGCATTCAATGCTTACAGGCAGTGCCTTTCGAGCTGCCGGGCTCAATTGAACATCTTCTCCACCGGCGCCCATCGAGGTACTTTTAACGTCATCTTCTTCCAAAGAGCTTATGAGCTCGAGAATAACATTTCTAACCCATTGTTGAAGCTTGCGGCCTTTGGCTTTAGCGCTCTGCGTTTTCATAGGCCACATACCATTTATATGGTGGGTTTTTGGATGTGCTTGAGGGATTAGGAAGACGCTGAGCAGTTGGAAAACAATCTAATTTATAGCTGCACCAACCGCATGTTTTATGTAGTACTGTTCTTCCAGTAGGTTTTTTACTAAAGAATTCATCCTGTACGTCGAAGCACTTTTTGAAAGATCTTTTGTTAACAATCAGATCAACTAAATATTCTCTGCTAGATCGTATCTTTCGTTCTTGTTCTGGGCTTGCACAAACTTCTAATACAATTATTTCCCCAGATGATTTGTCTACAGTAATCCATCCACCGGGCTCTTTGTTCTGGCTATCAGCATATCCGTACAACTGAGCAACATACCCAAACTCATCATTAGCGTAAAAATGATCAAAACCATTTTTCCACTTATCGCGAACTGCATACGGCGAAGCAGACTTTATGTCGTATACTTTCTGTTTCCCATCTACAACAATGTCTATGTCTGATGTGCCTGAGATCTTAGTTCCATTTACGTCAAGCTCAACTTGATCGCCATCACTTCCAACCTCTACTTCTGATAGATCGAGCACCATCCGGGCAAGGATTTCAACGCAGTCACCAATCACCATCCGAATCCAGTGGTTATAAGGCATCCGTTCTTTTTCAGCTCCGGCTGCTTCCTTTTGAAGTTGGCATGGAGCGCGTCCGATATTGGACATTCTTAGCTTAAAGTCTTTTGATCTAGGAGTAGTCTGTTTCTTTAAAGCCTCGCGAAATTGTTCTGTATATTTATCGATCAATTCATCTGTAACTTGAACGTCCTTTTGTTCATTTGAAAGATCTTCTAAAACAATACGCATTTGGCTCTCTAAAATAGAAAGCATAATAATTTCCTTGTAGGTAAAAGGGGGGCGGAGCCCCCTTAGATTAAGCTAAGTCTTTATCGAGATCTCCGGAGATGGCATCGTATGCCTTTCCTTCAAGCGTATCTTCGATAGACGAACTTCTATATCCGGCTTCAATGCGACCATTTTCTTGTTTTGCCATTGCAACGAAAAGCTTCATCGTTTCAACCACTTCGCTAGTTAGGTCAGCCGATTTTTGGAAATCAGTTTTGAACTTGCTTAGAAAGTACTTGTCTTTTTTCTCAGTACTAAATTCTACCCAGTAATCTTGATACCTCTTACCATAGGGTAATGAGCTAATTACTTTATCAAATTCTAAGAAACTAGAGCCTGTTATGTATAACTGAAATGGCTCATTCACGATAGACTTTGGTTCTCCGTCCGCTGTCATGCCATCGTAAGAACAGACTCCTCGCAAAATTCTTGTAGCTTTAACTTTCTTCCGCCACATATCTTGATCTTCTGGATCGAGCTGAGCCATAGCTTTACTTGTTGGGCGCCCACATCTGATGCCACCAAGCATGTCTCGAGCTTCTCCTCTACGCATATCTTCCATCAGTATTGACTTGTTCACAATTTTATATGTGCTTGGGTCTGATTGACGGTATTGATAATACTGAGCCATAACATGAATATTAACGTGGTGAGCATAGACTGCCTCGGCTTGCCCTTCTAGATGAATAGTTCCACGTTTTACATCTCTACCTTGTTTATCCTCTTGTTCATAATTTATTTTAAGAAAAGGAACTGTTATTGTTTCTTCTTGAGTTCCACCGCCTAATTCTGCGATTAGTGCGTTTACTTCTGCTCGATTAATTTCTGCAACTTGGTTCATGCGAATCCTTCCGTTGTTCACTTAGTTAGGTCTTTAATTTTACATTACTAAAGGTAATAGGTCAAACTAATTCACGCATTTCCATCCAATTTTTTCCAATCTCAATATCTATATCTAGTGGTATGGATGGTTTGAAATTAAATCGAGCCACAAGATCTTCTTCTAGACCTTTCATAGCCCAATTAAGACCTGCAACTATTTCCTTGGTTTCATTGGGTGCAACGTCACACACCAAACTATCATGTACAGTCAGGACAAATTTTGACTTGAGCTTATGCTTACGCAAATAGGTGAGAAACCGAATGCATGCGAGTACTACACAGTCACCAGTTGCAAAACTTTGAACTGGGTAATTGACAATGCTAGGTTGATTTTTAACTCTACCATTTTTCTGTCGTTTAGCATCTGGAAAATAAAATTCCCTGCCAGACGGCGTTCTAACAATACCATCTGATAGCACTCCTGAGATAAGTTTCTCATGCCAAACTTTTAGTCCGCTGTATATATCAAAATAGGAATCAAAATATGCTTTGATATGCGGCGGCTTTCCATTTGCACCGCCCCCATACAACGGCTGAAAAGTATAAGGTTTTCCCACCACTGAACGCTCATGCTTCGTTACTTCTCCCGGCGATTTCTTTAAAATTATACTTGCAGTTTGGCTATGGATATCTTTGCCCGACATAATATCATCAATTATCTGGGCATCTTGAGATAACTCTCCGGCAATTCTAAATTCAAGTTGGGCAAAGTCACTCTCGATAAGATTCTGATCTTCGAAACGGCTAATCATGCATTTGCGAATTGGGAACTTTCCTGACTTCGGAAAATTTTGAAGGTTTGGGCCGCTTGAGCTAAGCCTACCAGTTCGAGCTACTGTCTGATTAAAGTTTGCATGCAGAATGCCATCACTTCGAACCCAAGTTTTTATCCCGGATACAAATGAATTGAGATAGGTATTTATAGCATTTAATCGAGAGTGATTAGTTAAATACTCGACTGCTATATCATTGCTTTTATGCTTCGCTTGCTCAATCAGCTCTTCAATTGTTTTCTTATCTACTTTAAAGCCGTGGATACATGCATATCGTGGCCCAAGAGGGCTAAGCTTAAGACCGGCAGTCTCTTTTGTGTCTATATAGATAGCTCCAGAACCCTCGCACAAAGTACATCTGGGCTGATTTTTAAATGGAATTCCTTTCTTGGTCACTTTATATTGCCGACCAGAACCATTGCATGAAGGACACTGTTCTGCCCTAGTTTTTTTAACAACTTTCGTACTAGATCTCACGCTATCTTTATACTTCAAATTAGACATGTATACAGGCGGTAAAGGCTTTCCGTTCGCCCCTGTACCTATGTTAAAAAGCCTAGCATGTAGGTCTTTGTCCGTCACTGTACGCCCATATACTATCATACATTGAGACGCCCCACTGGAGAGATTGAAGGGAGTATCTCCGAGTACTTCGGCAGCAATTTTAGATTGTCGTTTTGTCAGTATTTCCTTCTCTTCTAAATACTCTTTTTCAACTTGTTCGAGAGTTTCTAAATCAATCTTTATTCCATTACGTTCAAGCTCAACTAGTACCTGCATGTTATCATTCATCAAGCAAAACACTGGACCAAGACCTTTGTTATTGTCTTCCGAAAGATCATTTACTTGTTGGATAAAAATCTCTGCACAAGAAATAACATCTGCTTCTGCGTATTCATCAACAATGGATAACGGCATAGCTTCAAACCCGATACCATCTTTAAACATACCATCGACTAAGTCAGATTTCTTGCGAGTGACGTTTCTCCGAATTGCGGTTTCTTTTAGAGATAATCTTTGGGGCTGAGCTCGAGCAAATATAAACTCGCCAATCATACTACAATATATCGGACAATTTATTTCAAAACCTATCTCCAATAACCAGACAATATCAAACTTAGCATTATGAGCGACGATCAGCTTTGCCTGATCTAAGGCTCTTTGCAGCTCATTCCGGCTATCAGGACGATCTTGCTCGTTGTGATACCAGACACTTTTATTTATGTCTCCAATCATCTTATTGTTTATCCATAGCCACCATGCTCCAACTGCTTTGTTTTTCAAATTAAATGGTGAGTTATCTATATGACCGTTGTGATCAGTCACGGTGGTTTCAAGGTCTAGGACCAATATATCGTCTAAATTAAAAAGGTCTGTTAGGTTCATATAATTCATTAGGTTCTTCCATAAAATCTTGGTGCGTTAGGTTTTGATTGCCGTTCAAAAAGATACCAACAGCTATTGTCTTTTCCGTGGACATTATCGAACCACTTGACTCTTCCAATGCTCACTATCTTTCTTAATAAAGGTAGGTAGGGGGCAGATTGTTGTGTGTGTATCCAATCGGCATCGAAGAGCAGCCACGTTGGGCGCAAGGAAACAAAATGCTCTATCAATGGATGCAGAAGCTTACGATTCCAAGGCGGATTAGTAATTATTACCTCTGCTTTTTTTAAGTGATCTTCGGTCAGCTCAAGAGCATCCAAAGGATGGATAAAGCTTCTGTAGGGCAGTATATCATAGGCAGATTTACATTCGAGAACCTCAGATAGGTGTGATATCAAAGCTCCCTTGCCGGCGCAGGGCTCACAGTAACTCTGCACATTTGATAAGAAAGGTACTAATGGCTTTACTGCATGTTCTGGAGTTTCATAAAAGTCTCGCGCAACCCTTTTAAAGTCTGATCTTTTTCCCATCAGTCTACATACCTCGATATCTCCGGCTGTATCTGACAAGTAATAGTTCCATGCCATCCGTTAATTTTGTTTTTGGAACAGGTGATATATCTAAGATTATCGTCTTCCTCTAACTCTTGTTTTGAAAGACCTAAGATAAGATCTGCTTCTGCCGCCTTGCCGATTTTAGATCCTTCCATCATCGTGTAGGAAAGCCGGGTACGACCTTCAGCTTCGGCGCTTGCTTGAGATACGCCAAAGATTGCACACTCATGTTTCTTAGCCATTTCGCGCAGCCGTCGATAAAGCTCTCTCAGTCTTTCATGGCTTGCGTTAAAATTTCCGCTAATCATTACTTTGTCGGCTTGATCTATGAATACTATTTGAGCTTTTTCACGCGCTAAATATCTATCGATTTGGTCTAGATCGAAGTCCTGAGTATCTTTGAATACTACTAGTCCTTTAGATCTTGCCTTATATATTTCTCTAGTTTTCTTAGGATCCTCGAACATCTGCTTGGAATCTAATCCAGTACACGTTCCATGAGCTCTTATTACAGTTCGTTTAGTTGCTTCTTCATTACCAAGAAATGCTATCTTAAATCCTTGATCAACAAACCCACCGGGAGCTAGTGCTAAGCTAACACAGAAAGCAGTTTTTCCTGTATTAGGTGTTGCAAATATTATACCGAATTCTGTTTTATTTATCCCGGGTATTCTCCTTGACAATTGCTGTAAGGGAAATTTAGCTCGGCTAGTATCGTCGAACTCTTCAGCAAGCAGTACAAAATCATCACAAGTATTTGGGCCGAGGTCATCTTCTTGAAAACCGGTAGAATGTCTTCCTACAAAATCTGATAGTCTTTGAAAAGCCGTAGGGTTCCCTTCAGCCATTTCTAATGCGTAGACTGCTAATCTTTTACCGGCGTCTCTTTGCCAAAGACGCTGTATAATATCAGTGCTAATTTCTTCTCGATATTCTGGCTCAGATTCTACATGACTAATCAGGTCATATATATCTTCTTTTTCTGCTTTGGTTGCTACCGGGTGCTCTACTTCCCAAATTTTATATAATTCTCTGGAAGTAAGATCTGTCTTATATCTTTCATGCGCTGTTTCAACCACATTGAATAAAGACCTGATTTCGTCTGTGAAAAGTTTTTGATTTAAATTCTGTTTATTATTTTCGTAAAACTCATGCTTCAATAACGACTTTAAAATTGATGTATCTAGCATACTACCTTGATTCCTCCTTTTGTTAAGGTAAGATTGATACCATAACAAAGAGAAAAAATAAAGTAGTAAGATAAAAAAAAACCCCTGCGTTTAACAGGGGCTCTTAGCGTTTAAGAAGTTCTTATTTTTAACTTCTTTAAATCGGGTTTTCCTTCGCCTCGCCTTTCTTTAATGTCTGCTTGGTAATACGTTACACGACTGTTGCCGCGAACGATATCATTCATGGCTTGTTCTAATTTTCTTTGCTCTTCAGCGGCATCTATGAAACCATTTGGCAGTTCATAGTCCACAAGAATAAGCCCTCGAGCTTTTAACATAACCTTTTCCTTTAGTTTAAAGTCGGTACTAGGTATAACATCGACTGTTTAGTTTCTTGTCCACATATTCAGAATATGCGCCTATATTCAACGCAAGTTTAGGATCATTTTCTCTTGGTGGAGCAAGCGCCACAACTGGGCTTCCCCAGATTTTACCAACCCAGTCGGATTGTGGATTTTCCATTCGTTCAACCATCTCTAAAATAGGGACTTTTAATGAAATACTATTAGCTAGATAACAAAAAGTATAACATGTAGACCCACCTTGTCGGTGCTTGTCATAGAATTTTGTTTGAGCTGTATGGTGACTTTGTCTCATATCTTTTACATAATTCTCTAATCTTTTGCTTTTGTAACTTTTTTATATCTTCGTCTAAAAAATGTACTTTTGTGGCTATACGACTTTCTAATTTACTCTTTAGCGCAATTGCTTTTCTACTAGCATCTGCGTCAAGGGCAACAATAATGTTGGTAAAATACATTAGCTGAGCCCTTTGTAAGGATGTTAATACAGTCCCTAATAAAGCGCACCCTACACAATTCGTCAAGCCCCCAATTGCACATGCCGAGGGTACATCTTCAACAAGTATGGCAGTTTTGCCACTACCTACCTTTATTACACCGTCTATTAATCCGTACTGTTTCCACTTTGGAACGCTTTTTACGAGAGTTCTTCCTACCGCTCCACAACCGTCATTAGAGAAAAAAAGCACCCTATTCTCGCCGGGAGAATACTTTATATCTATTAAATCCTGTTCGTAAGCTTCGATGCAATTATTTTCGGTTAGATATTTCATTACCGCCGGATAATTTTTAGGGGCTCCTAACATCGATGGAACCTCTAATAAGTTCTTTGTCTTTTTATCTGATTTTTTATTCTCTAA